GCATTTTTAGGCGTTGTAATTCTTTTTTCAGTCGATGTTTGGCTAGGGTTTACCCTAGCCACACTAGGCATAATTTTGTCATTAAGAACTATAGGGAGGGTTTAATATGAAATATAAAGGATATTTTATTCAATTAGTACCTAAAAGAACTGAAGGCCTTTGGCAGTTAGAACTACAAAGGGGTGAGTATGTTACGGCCATTTCAGTCGGTACTGAAATGACCTTAGTTGCAATTGAAAAAATTGCATTTGATACAATCGACAAATTAGTCGAGAACGAAAAACAGACGTAAATAAAAACACGGCACAACCCTAGGTTGTGCCGTGGCTCCCTTCTCTTCAATAGAGGTACCAAACCAAAACCAAAAATTGACCAAAAAAAATTAAATTTTTTTTGCGAAAAATTTTTATATGTTACTTAACTTTTACTAAAACTTGTAGCGCAAATACATGGAGTAAGGGCTTAAACGTTTAGGGGTTTATTTAAAGGGGACCCGAGGGTATAGTGGATCTATATGACAAATACAGAATTGTTGACCACAGATCAACTGCGAGAGAGGCTCGAAAAAGTATGGTTAAGACACATAAAATTATGCCAAGATAACTTCTTATATTTTGTAAAGAATGTGTGGCCAGATTTTATCTGCCGTACTGATAAAGATCCTAATCGTTGGGGACATCATCAACATATTGCACATGAGTTTACAAAAATATCTAAGCACAAAAAAGGAAGGCTCATTGTGAATATGCCTCCTAGACATACTAAGTCTGAATTTGCATCCATCTATTTTCCAGCTTGGATGATAGGGAAGTTTCCTAAGATGAAAATTATGCAAGTGTCTCACAACGCAGAACTCTCTGCGAGGTTTGGTGCTAAGGTAAGAAATTTAATTGATAGTCCAGAGTATAAACAAATCTTTGGAGATGTTAGACTAAGAGAAGATAGTAAGGCTAAAGGACGTTGGGAGACCAATCATGGTGGGGAATACTTTGCAGCGGGTGTTGGCGGTTCTATCACAGGACGAGGGGCGGACTTACTTATTATCGATGATCCACATACAGAACAAGATTCATTATCTGATTCTGCTATGGAGAGAACTTACGATTGGTATCTATCAGGACCAAGACAACGTTTGCAACCAGGAGGCTCGATTGTTTTAGTAATGACAAGATGGGCTCAAGATGATTTAACTGGTAGATTAATCAAAGCAGAAACTGAACCTAAAGCAGACAAGTGGGAAAAAATTTCTTTTCCAGCAATCTTAGACGAGGACCAAGAGCCGAGACCCGTGTGGCCTGAATATTGGGCACTCGATGAATTAGAAAAAGTTAAGGCGTCATTATCCATACGTAATTGGTCTGCTCAATATATGCAAAATCCAACTTCAGAAGAAGGTGCCATTTTAAAACGTGAATGGTGGCAGCCATGGAAAGGGGACATGCCAGTTTTAAAACATGTCATACAATCATATGATACTGCGTTTAGTAAAAAAGAAACTGCCGATTATTCTGCAATCACCACATGGGGAATATTCACGCCCCGCGAATCAGGGCCCGATGCTATTATGTTAATTGATGCTATCAAAGGTAAATACGATTTTCCTGAATTAAAAATGGTGGCTCTCGATCAATATAAATATTGGCAACCTGAAACTGTAATCATTGAAGCTAAAGCGAGTGGACAAAGTTTATTACAAGAATTTAGAAGAATGGGTATTCCTGTTATGGATTACACTCCAGGTCGAGGACAAGATAAACATTCAAGAGTTAATGCATGTGCTCCAATATTTGAGTCTGAACAAGTTTGGTATCCTAGAGATGAGCATTTTGCTCATGAAGTAATTGAAGAGTGTGCAGCGTTTCCTCATGGAGAACATGACGATTATGTGGACAGCACTACACAAGCTATGTTAAGATATCGGCAAGGTTCGTTTATAACAACTTATTCTGACGAGGATGAGGTAGAAAGTTATAGACAACGTAAATACGTATATTATTAAAAGGAGAAAAGACATGTCAAAAAAAAGAAAATTAGCTAGAGCACTAGCAGGAGCAGCAGCGTTATACGGTGCTTCAAAACTTATGGGAATGGGTGCTGCTAAGGATAGAGCAACTGTATCAGATGCACAAAAAAGCACTCAAATTGGAAAAAGAATAAAACCTAAATTTGTAAAAGATTTAAAAAATCCTGAATCAAGTTTAGTTGGTAAATCAACTAAAATCTCAATAGATAAAGATGCTTTACCAAGAGAAATAAAAGAAAAAGTATCTGCAGCAAAAGCTAAAAAAGCAGAGCAATTTAAAATTGTTAAGAAAAGAAAAGACAAGGGTATGTTATCACCTCTAATGCCTAAATCTGAAAGTCAGTTTGATGCTATGCAAAGTGGCGTTGGATTAGGAGCTTTCGATGGAGCTAAAAGAGGAAAAATGATTAGAGCTCGTGGTGGTGGAATGGCAATACAAGGAATGAAACCTACTAAACTATATTAATGGCTGAAATCGATAAAGTGATTGAAGAGGAGATTGAAACTCCTGACACTGAAGAAGTTGATGTTGAGGTAGAATCTGAAACGGAAACAGATTCTGATGTAATGGCTGCTGTTGAAAACGCAGCTGATGCATTTTATAAAAACATTGCGGAAGACATGTCAGATGAAGTCCTTCAGAGGATGTCTAATCAATTACTTGACGATTATAAAAAGGATAGAGTTTCAAGAAAAGATTGGGAGACGTCTTATACAAATAATTTAGATCTACTTGGAATTAAACACACTGAGATGACTAGACCATTTAGAGGGTCGGCATCCGTGACTCATCCACTTTTATCAGAAGCTGTTACACAATTTCAAGCGCAAGCTTATAAAGAATTACTTCCATCTTCAGGACCTGTAAGAACAAGAGTCTTGGGGATGGAGGATGATCAAAAAATAAATCAAGCGCAGCGTGTTCAAGATTTTATGAATTACATGATTACTGAGGAGATGGAAGAGTATACTCCTGAGTTTGATCAATTATTATTCTATTTAGCATTAGCGGGATCAGCATTTAAAAAAGTTTATTACGATGAAGTTATGCAAAGAGCTGTATCTAAATTTATACCAGCTGAAGATTTAGTAGTCCCATATTATGCTACAGATTTAATGGATTGTGAAAGAATTACTCACGTAATTAAAATGGGTGAGAATGAAATTTTAAAAAAACAACAAGCTGGTTTTTATAGAGATGTTGAATTAAAACCAACATCTAGTGGTCCAACTGAAATAGAAAAAAAATATCAAGAGTTAGAAGGTGTTACTCCAGGTGGAGACAAACAATATTCTTTTTCTATTTTAGAAATGCATGTTGATTGCAATTTAGAAGAATTTGAAATGCAAGATGCAGACAAACAAGTTAAAGTTCCTTACATCGTAACTATTGATGAAGGATCAGGACAGATTTTATCTATATATCGTAACTATGATATTGGAGATGACTTAAAAAAACGTAAAGAATATTTTGTTCATTTTAAATTTTTACCAGGTTTAGGGTTTTATGGCTTTGGATTAACACATATGATTGGTGGTTTAAGTAGAACTGCTACACAATCTTTAAGACAATTACTCGATGCGGGTACATTATCTAACTTACCAGCTGGATTTAAGTCTAGAGGTATAAGAATTCGTGACGATGATCAACCATTTCAACCGGGAGAGTTTAGAGATGTGGACGCACCAGGAGGAAATATCAAAGATCAGTTTCAAATTTTACCATTTAAGGAGCCATCAGCTACATTATACCAACTAATGGGCTTTGTTGTACAAGCAGGACAGAAGTTTGCAGCGATTACTAACATGGATACAGGCAATGATATGCAAAATAGAGCTGTTGGTACCACTGTTTCACTCTTGGAACGTGGTTCGAGGGTCATGAGTGCCATACACAAGCGATGTTACTACTCAATGAGAAGAGAATTTAGACTTTTATCTAAAGTTTTTGCAACATATCTACCACCAATCTACCCATATTCAGTATATGGTGCTGATCAAGCAGTAAAACAGACAGATTTTGATGACAGAGTGGATGTTATTCCAGTTGCCGACCCAAATATCATGAGTATGGCTCAAAGAGTTACGATGGCAAACGAAAATTTAAAAATTGCTATGTCAAATCCTCTAATGCACAACCTTAGAGAAGCATATCGAAGAGTATATGAAGCATTAGGTACACAAGATATTGATCAAATCTTAATACCATTAGAAAAACCAGTGCCAAAAGACCCAGCAACTGAAAACATGGAAGCTATAAGACAAAAACCTTTGATTGCTTTTCCAACACAAGATCATAAAGCACATATTGCAGCTCATAGAGCTTTTATGTCTACAAGAATGGTGCAAATAAATCCACAAGTCTATGCTGCTCTTCAAGCACATATATCTGAACACGTATCTATGTTAGCACAAGGTGAAGTTGGAGCTATGATTCAAGATGATCCTATGATGCAACAAATGTTACAAGCTGATCCACAAGCAGCAGAATTAAAAGTAGCCTCACTGATAGCCCAAAGAGTTGCAGAACTTACAACTGAACTTGCACAAAGTGAAGCTATGGGTCAAAAACAAGATCCTCTTGTTATGTTAAAACAAAGAGAGTTAGATTTAAAAGCTTTAGATTTACAAAGAAAAGCAGAACAAGATATGATGTCTAATGAAATCAGAGAAAACGAAATAGATGAAAAATTAGACATTGAAAAAATGAAATTAGAAAATAACGAAGATCAAGCTGCAGAAAGAATTAGAATTGCAGATGAAAAACTTGATATCGCTAGGAAAAAGAAAAAATGATGAAAAAACCTAAAGGTTATAGAGGTGGTGACGCTGCAAAATCTGATAGAGCTTCTGGAAGAAATGCGGGCAGAGCTGATGAAAGAGGAAGTGTTGATCGAAGTGCAGTAAGTGCAACATCTAATTACAGAAGAAATGTTTTAGCAGATCAAAGAAAAAAAACTATTGAGGCTATCACTCCAAGTTCAACTTTAAAAAATAAAGCAATCGCATTAGGTTTAGGTTTGGTAATACCAGGCGCAGGTTTAGCTTATAAAAGTGCTATTAATAAAACTGCCTTAGGATATGGTAGGTCTAATAAAAAAACTTCTGTAAACAAAGTAGATAG